CTTTTTTGGCAAACTATCCTGATGCTTTACTTTATGCTGCATTAGGGGAGGCAGAACCGTATCTCATGAATGATGCAAGGTTGCAGACTTGGGCTGCTTTGTATGATCGTGCGATAACTGCAATTAACACTTCTGACCAATCCAGTGAGTACGGTGGTCAGCCTATGTCTATGTCTTATGTGAGGTAAATCATGGCAGAAATGTCGAACTATCTAGAAAACGCATTGGTTAATGCAGTTTTGCGTAACACTAGCTATACGAGTCCTACAACGACTTATCTGGCGCTATATACGTCTGATCCTACTGACGCTGACACTGGCACTGAGATTTCAGGTGGATCGTATCAGAGACAGCCTATTACGTTTGGTGCGCCTAGCAATGGAGTTAGCACGAACAGTTCCGCTATTGAGTTCCCTCAAGCAACTGCTGATTGGGGCATTATTTCTCATGTTGCAATCCGTGATGCAGTGACTTCTGGAAATATGCTGTTCCATACGGCTTTAGATGCTTCTAAGACGATTAATAACGGTGATATTTTTAAGATCACCAGTGGTAACCTTAGCGTTACGTTTGCTTAAGGAGTAAGACATGACTACGATTACTCTGCGTAACGTAAAGGGTTCAGCCTTAAGTTTTACTGAGGTTGACAATAACTTTACGAATCTCAATACCGATAAGATTGAAGGTCTTGCATCTAGCGTTGACAGTGAAATAGCCCTCTGGAGTAGCACTACTGGTAAGGTTCTAAAACGTGCAGATGTTACTGGTGTTCTAAAGGCTACGTCTGGTGTATTAGCTGCTGCGACTGCTGGAACGGATTACGCTAAACCTGATACGGCTAGTACATGGAGTGCTAATCAGTCGTTTAACAGTGGCAATCTGCGTCTAAATGGTTCGTCTAGTGGTACTGCGACGCTAAATGCTCCTGCGGCTGCTGCTACGAATACTTATACGTTGCCTCCTGACGCTGCGACACTAGGCTATAGAAATGTGCCTGCTGTGGGCGCTAAAACGAGTTCATACACGCTTGCAACTGCTGATGTGGGTAAGTACGTTGAGGTCGGCTCTGGTGGCTCTATAACGATCCCTGATGCGACGTTTAGTGCTGGCGATGTGGTTAGTATTTTTAATAATACTACTGGCGCTGTGACTTGCACCTGCTCGATTACTACGGCTTATATTGCTGGTACTGATAGCGATAAGGCAACTGTATCTTTGGCTACTAGAGGTGTTGCTACTGTGTTATTCCAGAGTGGTACTGTTTGTGTGATTACGGGCAACGTTAGCTAAGGAACAGATATGAGTGGAATCATGTCAATGGTATTAGGTGCTAAGACTGCTATAGCAGCAGCCGTAGATGCCTATTTCAACCTAGTCACGCTATTGTTACCCGGAGATGGCACGAACGGAGCGCAGAACAATACGTTCATAGACTCGTCTAGCAATAACTTCTCTATTACTAGAAATCCGACAACTGGCCCAAATGCTCCGACACAGGGTACGTTCTCGCCGTTTAGTCAGACGGGGTGGAGTAACTATTTTAACGGAAGTTCAACATTCAGCTTTGCTTCTAACGCTGCATTTACTTTAGCTGCGTATGACACGTTTGAATGTTGGGTCAATATGTCTGTTTTAGGTACAAGTGACCTAATTGCAGGGAGAGATGCGGCGTATTGGTTGGGTTACAACCATACTAGTATTGGTGGCACAGCAAATAAATTCGTATTTGCTATTTACAACGGAACTTCTTGGCAAGCAGTTAGTTCTACTACGACTCCGGTTGTTGGTACTTGGTATCACATATTAGGAGTCAAAGATAATACAACGCTTAGAATGTATGTAAATGGAGTTCAAGAAAATACTGCAACGTTTACTGGAACTCCTGCAACCGGTGCAACTTTTTATGTTGCGTCAAATAACAACGCTGAAAATCTTGAAGGATATGTATCCAACCTTCGTCTAATTACTGGTTCATCAAACACTGTATTCCCGTATTCAGGTCTAACCACCGGTAGCAGCTTTACTGTTCCTACTTCAGCCTTGACTGCTGTTTCAGGAACAGCATTACTTACCTGCCAATCAAACCGTTTTGTTGACAACAGTAGCAATGGTTTTTCTATAACAATTTCAGGAGCAACTAACGTTCCATCCGTCCAAGCATTCAGCCCCTTCGCTCCGACTGCTGCCTACAGCGCGGCGACGAATGGCGGGAGTGGGTATTTTGATGGAACGGGGGATTACCTATCTATTGCAGACAATGCTGCTTTAGACATGGGCGCATCTGATTTTACGATGGAGTGCTTCGTTTACCTGACGGAAACGCCAAGTTCTGCTGATGGAATTTTTGCCAAGCGAACTGACATAAATACATTTGGCGGTGTAATTGCATATCTTAACGGAACGACTCCGAACTTCTACGCCACAGTCAATGGCTCAAGTTGGGGTGTTGCGATTTCAAGTTCAATTGCGCTGCGTTTGAACTCATGGAACCACTTGGCTTTTACAAGAAGTGGAAACACTTGGACAGTTTGGGTTAATGGTGCTTCAGGAGGAACAGCTACAGTTAGCGGAACTGTGCCAGATAACGCTAGTGCTTTTGTGGTTGGCGCTTATAGTTCAGATGGAAACGCAACTTACTTATTCCCGGCTGGTTACATTTCGAATGCTCGCGTAGTAAAAGGAACAGCAGTTTATACGGCTGCGTTTACTCCACCGACTTCGCCTCTGACTGCTATCACTAACACTTCACTCCTGCTCAACTTTACCAACGCTGGCATCACTGACGCGACCGCTAAGAACGTGCTTGAGACTGTTGCAGATGCTCAAATTAGTACTGCAGCAAGTAAATGGGGAGGTGGTTCAATAAAATTTGATGGAACCGGAGATTATTTATTAATTCCATCTAGCAATGTTAATAGACCGTTATTTGATTTTGGTAGCGGAAATTGGACTGTTGAATTTTGGGTTAATTGGACTACTGCTCCAAGCGCAACGACAGAATTTAGATTGTGGTGGAGCAGCGTTCGCAGTACCGGAGTTGCAAGACTTGATTTATATATTTACAACAACATTGTTTACGCCGGATGGTCAGGAACTAACGTATTAGATTCTGGTTCTCTTTCTTGGAATACTGGACAGTGGTATCACATGGCATTTGTTCGTAGCGGAAATTCATGGGCTGCTTTTAGAGATGGGACAAGAATAGCCTCTGCAACAAACAGCACTGCACTTGTATCTTCTCCCGCAAAAACAATAGGGGAAAACATCAATGGATATATTGATGATTTTAGAGTCACAACTGGATACGCTCGTTACGACCCGACGCAAACCACAGTGACTATTCCTACAGCAGCCTTCCCACTGTCTTAAGGATTGACCATGCTCTACACAAAGAACGGCTCTATTCCAAAGCCAGAAACAGACGGCACTGAAGGATGGCTAGAGGTTCCTGATTCGCCAATTCCCGGTGAAGGACAAGAGGTTATCTGGTGCTATCCGCCGGGATGGGTGGTTCGTGATGTGATGCCACCAGAACGTGAAGGTTATCGCTGGATGCACTTTCTTGACCGAGGGTGGGTGGAGTATCAGTTGCCTAACTTTATTCAGACAATTGAAATATCTGTTATCTCTAGCGATCAGATAGAAACATTGTCTAGCAGCAATATCATTGCATTAACATCAGAGCAAATTAGCGGTCTGTAATGGCAAATTATGTTGACTACGATTATTGGCTCGAAGGATATGGCGAAGGTGATTTAAGCCAGCGTGAGCCTTATGTAGTCACAGGATACTGGGATGCTGGATACGCAGAATATGACGATGTAGGCGCTGCTGCTTCGGTATCTGTTACAGCCACCGTTACGGCTTCTGTAGTTAATGTTCAAGTTGCAACAGCAAGTGTTACATGCAGTGCTTCGGTAACAGTAAAGCCAGTTGATTATTTACTAGCTTCTGCGAGTGTTACTGCTAATGCAACTATGACTGCATTGGCTGACCCAGAACCATACGTTGAAACTGGTTATTGGGTTGGCGGCTATTGCGAATATGACTATATTTTTGTTGCGGCAAGTGTCAATGTTGAGGCTAGTGTAAGTGCGTCTGGAATACGCATACAAACGGCTTCAGGAGCGATAACTACCAATGCAGCACTAGAGGTATCGGTTACTCCTGTTGAGGTCGCTACAGCGGCTATAGAGGCTTCTGCAACGGTTTCTGCGATTGGTAACTATACGACTGTTGCAACAGCTTCTGTTTCTGGTGTGGCTGATGTAACTGCTCTAGGCACTGCAATATTTGATAATATTATTGCAATATCCGGTAATGTTGAGGCTTCTGCTATTGGCGACATTATTGGATATGAGTGGACTGAAGTATTGCCAGAATCAAATAATTGGGTTCAAGTAGGTTCTAGTTACGTTGATTTTGATTATTGGGAATATGGCTACACTTTAGCTGACCTACTAGAGCCAGATATTCCTACTGTATGGCAGCAAGTTTCGGCTGGTTCTACTAATTGGGTGAGACAGTGAAGATTACTTTTGGAGAGTGGTTGCCAGATCAGCCCGGAGTTACTGGCTCTGTAATGGAAGCTGTTAATTGTTATCCTGTTGCTAATGGTTATGCCCCACTTCGAGATGCTGCCGACTATTCTGACGATGCTGGAGAAACTTTGCTGCTTGCTTTTGCAGGTAAGTATGCTGGTGCTTCCACTCTATTTGCTGCTAGTGCTACTTCGATCTATAAGTTTGATTCTAGCGATGCCTCATTAGATGCTGTAAAGACTTCCTATAGCTCTGTAGAGTCTTGGGATATTACTCAATTCGGCTCTAAGCTCATCTTGGCTAATGGATCAGACAAGCTACAGACATGGGATTTAGGAGGCTCTACGACGGTCTCAGACCTATCTGCGGCTGCTCCTACAGCTAAGTACGTCACGGTAGTTCGAGACTTTGTAGTTGCGGCTAATGTTGGCGGTGAGGAATCTAAGGTCTATTGGTCTGATATTAACGATGAGACAGATTGGACACCGGGTTCGGCTTCTCAGAGTGACTCACAGTTAGTTCCTGATGGTGGCGATATTATTGGATTGGCTGGTGGAGAATATGGATTGGTGTTCTTGGAGAGGGCGATTTATCGTATGTCCTATTCAGGAAGTCCATTTTTCTTTCAGTTTGACGCTATTTCTAGGACTCTAGGCTGTTTATCTAATGGTTCTATCGCTCAGTTCGGTGGATTGACGTATTTCTTGGCTGATGATGGTTTTTATGTCTGCGATGGTCAGACGGTTAAGAACATTGGGCTAGAGAAGGTCAATCGATGGTTCTTTGAGAATGCTATTCCAGATCAGTTGATTAACGCTATTAGTTCTACGGTTGATCCTGTCAGGAAATTAGTCATTTGGAACTTTAAGAATACATTTGGCGGTAGATATTTGCTCTATTACAGTATTGATTTAGGTAAATGGAGTTATGGAACGACAGATATTTTCCATCTTTCCTATGGTTATACGCCTAGTGCAACACTAGAACAGGTGGATAACTACAACACGAACCTAGATGCACTTGATATTCCGTTAGATTCTAGGCTTTGGGCTGGTGGTCAGCTACTAGCGTTAGGTGTTAGACAGCAAAAGATCGTTGCTTTATCTGGAGCTTTCCAAACTGCATACGTTGTTTCAGGGGATATAGATATTGGACGTTCTACTGTCACATTGGCAAAACCTATTGTTGATAATGGATCGGCAACAGTCGCAGTTGCAAGCAGAGATTTGCTCACAGAAACAGTTGAATTCGGAACCGCAGTAGCAGCAGACGCAGAAAACAGGGTTTCTCTGAGGTCTAATGGGGATTACCACCGGATTAAGGTTGCCCCGACAGGTTCCAACTGGAAAACTATCGTTGGCGTAGATGTTGAGATTGTGAAACAGGGTAATCGATGACCAGAATTGCACAATTTCGCACTCTTCCGGTATTTGGCGCTGATCCTCGTCAAGTATCTGAGGTTGTTCGCGGGATTATGGACGGTAAGACTAATAATACTGGTCTTATTACTCTGGCAACTGGTAACGCTACGACAACTACCCTCTATGACGAGCGTATAGGCAATGAGAGCCTG